AACTTGCATTAACTATAATGCAAGAAAACGAAGGTGTACAAGTTACTCAACAATTAGTTGAAGTACCCCAATTTAATACGGTACCATTGCCAAATGATGCAATCAAAATTTCTGATATTACAGATTTTGATAAGCACAGTTTAGCAGTAGTTGAATATATGGCATCACGTAATTTGCAATTTGATGATACTGAATATTACTGGTGTCCTAGCTTAGGTTATAGAGACAGACTTATTATTCCGTTCTACTACGAAAACCGTATTGTTGGATGGACTGCTAGGACTGTTACTAGTGATAAAAAACCAAAGTACCTAAGTGAACAACAACCTGGTTATGTGTTTAACTTAGACGAACAGCGTCCTCAGAAAGTATTTGCTATAGTATGTGAAGGTCCTATTGATGCATTATATATTGATGGAGTAGCATTACTAGGAAGTGAAGCCAAAGATCAACAAGCACTACTAATCAATAGATTAAATAAAGATGTAATTGTTGTACCGGATAGAGATCAAGCAGGTTCTAAATTAGTTGAACAAGCAATTGATTATGGCTGGGGCGTATCTATGCCGAATTGGGATAGCGATATAACTGATATTGGCGAAGCAGTACAACGATATGGGAGAATATTTACTCTGCATAGTATAGCAAGCTATGCTGAAACTTCTCCGCTGAAAATAAGATTAGGAGCAAAGAAATGGTTTACTTAAAAAAGATATGGGCATTTATTACATGGCCATATAGAAAAATTAAAGACGAAATTGCTTTTCGTAAAAAAATTAAAGAACTTAGAAAACGAGATCCGTTTATCTACAAATAGGAGAAATATATGTTAGTTGAAGTAGCATTTAAAAAAGGAGACACTGTTAGTTTAAAGTTAGCTAGTGGTGAAGAAATTGTTGGTAACTTTAATCAAAGAGTAACAGGTGGTTACGAGTTAATTAAACCAATGGTACTAATTGCAAATGAAAAGGGGTTAGGCTTAGCACCTTTTATGTTTAGTGTATCACCAGAAGGTAAGTTTACTTTTAATGGAGACTCAGTAACATGTGTAGGCAAAACAGAAGGTGAAATCGCTAAACAGTATGTTGCTACTACAACAGGAATTGTTCAACCAGACAACGGGATAATTGTGTAATGCCACTAATACCTAAAAAATTCGAAAAAGCATTTGCTACAGAAAAGCTACACTGGACTACAGTAATTACTGAAAAGTTCATGCTAGCTGTAATAGGCATTTTAACTTTACTTGCGGCAGGAATTGAAGTAGCAAGTATGATTGCTGGACGATATATTGCACTAGGAGATATATTCTTACTATTCATATACACAGAAATTATTGGTATGATAGGTGCATTTTATGCAAGTTCTAGAATACCTGTAACACTACCAATTATTATTGCTATTACTGCATTGTGTAGGCTAATTGTATTACATAGCAAGGAAGCTGATCCTTTAAACCTAATTGCAGAGGCAGGTGCTATTGTAATACTTGCAGGTGCGGCTTACTTAATGAGTTTGAAGGACAAACTTAGTCTAGAGAAAGAAAAACTACGAGATGAATAACGAAGAGTATAGATCGACACTTTTAGAAATATCAAAGCGTCACGGTAAAAAAGTACCAGGAGCAAAGTATATACATAAGTGGGATATGTACATGCTTGAAAAACAATTTTGTGTAGATAACATGAACTTTGATGGCATAAACTCTGTGCTAGAAATAGGGTGTGGCATGGGCATGCTTGCACATCTTATTAGGGAGCAAAAAGGAATAACAGATATAGAGCTTACAGATGTAGATGAATTTTTTGATCATAAAGACAAAGGCGGACTATACAAAGACTGTTGTGATGTATTAGGTCTTAAAAGATTTGTTATGTATGTAAACATGAACGAATCTATGAAACTAGATAGGCAGTATGATATGATTGTAGCTACACGTACTGTATTTGATAGAGAATGTTTAGAACCAGGCACAATATTTAATTACGAATATTGGCTTGATGATTGTTTTAAGTATTGTAAAAGAGTATTTGTAAAAACTAATTTTGCAGGTGGAGGTAAAAGTTTTCCTGATTACTTACGACCTTATCTGTGGTGGCCTACTGGCCCTAATGGTGAATCGCTTGGTAAGCCAAGAAGGGGTTGGTATATTCGAGTAGATAAAGAACAATGGGAGAATAGATGATTACATGGGGAATGGTTGGAAACAGCCATGATGCTAGTATTGCCGTCTTTGATGGTACTGAACTGACATGGGCTAGTCTAAGTAAAGATTTTAGTGGTATACCAAATGATCCTGACCCTAACTGGTCACAGATCCAAATGGCTAGGAAATTCACTTATCGAGATATACCCGACGAAGTAGTTTGGTATGAACGTCCTGGACTTAAAACATTACGCCAATGGAGAGCAGGACAGGGTTGGTTATGGGCAGAAAATAATATACGTAGATATCTCAAACGTTGGGACATTATTTCGCCAATAAAATACACCCAGCATCATTTGAGTCATGCGGCATATGCTTATTATACACAGCCTCAAGACGATTGTGCAGTAATAGTAATGGATAGCATAGGAGAATTTGAGACCCTAACCATGTGGCATGGTAAGAACAACAAGCTACGGAAAATACATAGCCAAGGGTATCCACATAGCTTAGGTTTGTTCTATAGTGCTATGACACAACGTTGTGGGCTAGTTCCTAACAGAGACGAATACATGCTAGCCTCAATGGGAGATGCAGGCGACCCTAAAAGACATATGGTAAAAATACTTAATGAACTGGTACACGTCGAAGGAATTGGATGGAACCCAGATATTAAAATGTTAGAGAATATGCATAGAGGTTGTAGATGGTGGAGGCCTGAACTTACTAGTGAAGAAGATCTTAATGATATTGCCGCGGCAACACAAAAGGTATTTGAATATTGCGTAAATAACCTTAGTGCATGTGCAAAAAAAATAACAGGGTCAAACTACGTAGCACTAGCTGGCGGGTCTGCCCTTAATAAAAGAGCAGTTGATAATATAAGAAATGATTGGATTGATGTGCATGTTCCTCAAAATCCAGGTGACCCTGGTAGTTGTATAGGTGCAGTATTAGCAAAAACACAAACCAAAATAGAACTTGACAATCAGTGGTATAAGGCAGTATAATAGAAGTATGGCGTTTGAAGTAATTGATAACTATTTTGATAAAGATTATTTTGCAGCAATGCAAGATATAATAATGAAGTCCGGCAAGATCCAATGGGAATATGTTGAAGCAACAGCTCCTGGAGATGAAAACAATCTAAGTTGTATGTTTGGGGCTTGGGTATATGAAAATACACAACTACATCAGATGTATGAAATGTTCATCGGAGGACCAGAGACACTATGGGAAAAATTTGGGATTAAAAGTTTAATAAGGATAAAGTTTAATTTGTATCCTAGAACAGAAACTTTAATTGAACATACTGAACACAAGGATTATGAATTTAAACATAAAGGTGCATTAGTATATTTAAATGACAATGACGGATATACAAAACTAGAAGATGGTACTTGCATAGAAAGTAAAGCTAACAGAGTATTGTTTTTTGATGCAAGCACACCACATGCTAGTACTAATTGTACAGATGCAAAAGCAAGGTTTAACATTAACGTGAATTATTTTTAATATGGCAACTAGACAAAATACAGACTATGGATATGATATACAAAAGGTATATCTAGAGATGATGCTAACAGATGCAGAAACATTTGTTAGATGTCAAGCTGTTTTTAATCCAGAGATGTTTGATAGACGTTTGCAAAAGAGTGCAGAGTTTTTAACCAACTATGTAACTGAACATAATGCATTGCCTACGTTTGATATTATTAATGCAGCCGCACAAGGAGATTTGAAAGACCCTGGACAAATGCAGGAGAATCATTATGATTGGTTGCTGGCAGAGTTTGAAACGTTTAGTAGACACAAAGCATTAGAGGCAGCAATACTCAAAGGTGCTGACTTACTTGAAAAGGGTGAGTATGGGCCAGTAGAAGATTTAGTTAAGCAGGCAGTGCAGATAGGCTTGCAAAAAGACTTGGGTACTAATTACTTTGCAGACCCTAGGTTAAGACTACTAGCAATCAAAGACAACAACGGACAAGTAAGCACAGGATGGGAAGCAGTAGATAGAAAACTATTTGGTGGGTTCAACAGAGGTGAGCTTAATATATTTGCAGGCGGCTCGGGTGCAGGTAAAAGTTTATTCTTAGCTAACTTGGGTGTGAACTTTGCACAAAAGGGCATGAACGTATTATACTTGACTCTAGAGCTTAGTGAGAACTTGGTTAGTATGAGAGTAGACAGTATGGTCACAGAGATCAGCACACGTGATATTTTTAAGAATATTGATGATGTTGAAATGAAAGTTAAAATGATAGGCAAGAAGAGTGGTGCATTCCAAGTAAAGTATATGCCTAGTGGTAAGACGCCAAATGATGTACGTAGCTATATTAAAGAATATGAAATTAAAACAGGCAAGAAGATTGATGTACTACTGATCGATTACTTAGACTTGCTGATGCCCAATGGTGCAAAAGTAAGTGCAGAGAATTTGTATATCAAAGACAAGTATGTAAGTGAAGAGCTGAGAAACTTGGCTATGGAACTAAACACAGTATTTGTTACAGCGGCACAGTTGAACAGAGGTGCA